GCGAATTATGATTTACAGACCATACGAATATCAGCAAACGGCAATGCGATGGATTATTGACCATCCGCGTTGTGGCCTATTTCTCGACATGGGATTGGGTAAAACGGTCAGCACCCTCACAGCCATTCAGAACCTCATGGACGATTGCGAGGTGAGCCGTACATTGGTAGTGGCCCCGAAGAAAGTGGCCGAAACAACATGGACTACTGAGGCCCAGAAATGGGAACACCTCAAAAGCCTCAAAGTGGTTAAGGTGTTAGGCACGGAGAAACAGCGGTGCATGGCATTACAGACAAAAGCCGATGTGTACGTGACAGGACGCGATAACTTTGTTTGGTTGGTTGGCAAATATGGTGGGATGCTGCCATTTGACGTTTTGGTGATTGACGAATTGACCAGCTTTAAGAGTTCAAAGAGTGAGCGTTTCAAGGCAATGCGTATTGCCGTGCCGACTGTCAAGCGTGTTATTGGTTTGACGGGTACACCGGCCCCAAATGGATTGATTGACCTTTGGGCACAGATGTATTGTCTGGATATGGGCGAGCGTTTGGGCAAGAACGTCACGAAGTACAGAGAGACGTATTTTGAGACACACAAATGGAATAACATTATTGTGCGTTGCGACGTGAAGAAAGGTTGTGAGGATATTATCAGAAACAAGATTGCAGACATTTGTTTGTCGATGCAAGCCAAGGATTATTTGACATTGCCCGACCTATTGACCCACACGATCCAAGTGCCATTGTCTGCATCCACAATGGAGAAATACCAGAAGTTTGAGAAAGAGAAAGTGTTGGAGTTTGCAGAAGAGCATAAGGATGAGCCGTCGAACATTCTGGCTAATAGTGCAGCCGGATTGATGAATAAGTTAGCCCAATTTGCCAATGGTGCAATCTACGATGAGAATAGAGAGGTGCATGAGATACACAATGACAAAGTGGATAAGTTGGCAGAGATTGTTGAGGCTGCAAACGGCAACAGCGTTTTGGTATTCTACCAATTCAAACATGACATTCCCAGAATCATAAAGAAGTTAAAGGGGTATCGTGTAGAGGCGTATGAGGGAGAGAAGCAGTTGGTGGCATGGAATAAGGGGGAGATAGACGTGTTGTTGGCCCACCCTGCATCAACAGCCTATGGCCTCAATATGCAGGAAGGTGGCCATTACATTGTGTGGTTTGGTGTTGGCTGGAATCTGGAACATTACCAACAGGCAAATGCCCGATTGCACCGTCAAGGCCAGAAGCACCCAGTTACCGTGTACAAACTCATTTGTCCTAACACAGTGGACGAGAGAGCGGATGCAGCATTGAGCAGCAAGACGGGAGTGCAGCAAGGGTTATTGGATAGCCTTAATTACCTCATGCGTAAGTACCAAGGTGAGGTTTGATTGTGTAACGTAATCGAATGAATATGGCCAAGAATGAAATATACAATAAACTGATACACACTACCCGATGGCTGCAATTGCGTCGGCAGGTGTTAAATGCCCATCCGATATGCCAGATGTGCGAGGCAGAGCGCAGGGTGAGCGAAGCGACCGAGGTACACCACATCGTACCCGTTGAAACAGCAGTAAGTGAGCGAGAAATGGCAGCTTTGATGTTTGACCCTCACAACGTCATGGCATTGTGTCACAAGCATCATCAGGAAGTACACCAGACGTTAGGCAAAGGAGGAAAGCAAGAGCGACGAAAACGGGCTGATGCACGGCTGCAAAATTTTGTTAAAAAATTTTTCAACGATGAAGTCGGGCCATGATTTTGAAACGGGAGGGAGGCCGAATAAACCCCGCCAAAACCTTTCTCTTCACACGAAGTGAGTTTTTAGGCCGTGGGGGCACAGCCCCGATTTTTTGCCCATATTCAATTATTTGCCGATATTTTCAGTAAAAACGCAATAAAAGACCCAGATATGAGATTTGAAGATGATATTTTCGATTTTGCCAATTTCGGCAAGGGCCAGGCCCCAGCCGAGCCAGAGGCAGCAATGGCCAGCGATGAGGGCGCAGATGCCGCAGACAGAGCCGAGGCCAAACGGGCACACCGACGTACAAAGGAGTGTACCGAACTAAGCCAGCGTTATGAGTACCGCCGTGCTTTCTCAGAGGTGAGAATGTTGGAGGCCATGAAATATGTGCCATTGCAGGATGGCCACACCTACAATTTCATTACCGCTGGCGACGTGGATAGTTTGTCATTCTTGAAAGTGGTATTGAACCAGCACGATTTGGATTTTATGCTTTGCTCCACATGGTGTATGGCCGCAGAGGATATTTTGCAGATTCAGCAATGGTGGGAGGCAGGGCGCATTAAGAAATTCGATATGTACATGGGTGAGATATTCCCCGGCAGTTACAAAATCGAGTGGCAGATGGTCAAGAAATTCTATGCCGCCCACCCGGACGTTGGCCGTGCCGCCATCTTCAAGAACCACAGCAAAATTTACGCAGGGTGTAACGTGGCCGATGGGTTTTACTTTGGCATACAGACATCGGCAAATATCAATACCAATCCGCGAACTGAGCAAGGGAGTATAACAGTCGATAAAGGTATCTTTGATTTTTACAAAGATTACTTTGACGGCATAAATAGTTTTGAGAAATGACAGAGCAGGAACGAGACAAGCAAAAGGCCGCAGTTGTGGCCGAGATAGTCAGGAGCAAAGGTTTCAAGACCGTGGCGTGTACAAACGTCGGCCTCAACCCACGGACGTTCAGGCAATGGATGGCCACAGATGCCGAGTTTAGGCAGGCCGTCGAGGATGCCGTGGAGATTGCCCGTGATTACCGCGACGATATGGCCGAAAAGAAATTGTATGAGAACGTGGAGGCAGGCGACGTGACCAGCATTATTTTTTACTGTAAAACCCGTCTGAAAAATCGAGGGTACACGGAAAAGGTATTGCCGCAGCCCCAGCCAGAGCAAGCACCGGCCCAGCCGACATTGCCAGAGCCTCAGATTGTGGATGGTGAGAAGATTGCCGCATCCATCCAAAAGAAGATTACGGCCAAAAAGACCTACATTGTTAAGTTGCTCAAAAAGCAAAACAAGTACACACCCGAACTGTCAATGCAGGTCAAGATTACGGCGCAGCTGTTGGTTAGGACAGAGATATTGGCCGAGCAGATATTTGATGCCAACCACAAGCCCGTGAATGTGGAGTTATCCCGTGAGGGCAATGAGCGTGAGAGTATCAGCCCCAAGGAAAAATTGTATCTGGATTTGCTGACCCAGAGCCAAAAGGCACTCAGGGCGTTGGGCATGAACACGGACAGCCGAGAGCGTAAGACCGACAACGATGGTTTTGCCGACTTTATTAACCAATTCAAGGATGAGGAAGAATGACCGAAGAAGAGAAAGTAAGAGAGCGACAATTTAAGGCTGATGTGGTGGCCGACCTGCAAAGGCAACGGCCATATCTGGCCACCCGTTACCGCCGTGCGCTGGATGATACCGACCCACGTATGGCGCAGTATGTGTTTGGTGTGATAGACAACCCAGATGCCCACAACCTTTATGAGCATTTGGCCATCCGGCGTTTCTTCAAGATGCTGGATAAGTACGATTGGAAGAAAGGCCGCGTTAAGCGTTTCATCAAGTTTTATGAGGTGTTGCGTTTCAATGGTACGTCTGGCAGAACCCGATATAAGTTGACACCCGTGCAGACGTTTCAGTTTGCCAACATATTCGGGTTTGTTGATGCAATTGGCCGTCGGCTCATTCGTACTGTTTATATCTTTGTGCCGCGTAAATTCAGCAAAACCACGTCGGCTGCATCATTGGCCGTGTTTGATATGCTGTTTGGCGACAACAATGCTCAGGCATACGTTGGGGCAAACAGTTATGAGCAGGCCAAAATTTGCTTTGACGAGATACGGGCAATAATGCAGGATATTGACCCATCCGCTCGGCATTTCCGCGTGAACCGTGAGAAAATCACCTTTAAGGACAGAGGCCGTGACAGCCTCATCCGATGCCTCACGGCTAACGCCAAGACGCAGGACGGTTTACACGCCTCATTGGTGATAATGGATGAGTACGCCCAGGCACGGAACACGGCAGGAAAGAACGGTGCAGACCTCAAAAACGTGCTGACATCTTCGATGGGGCCACGCCGTGAGCCGTTGACGATGATTATTACCACGGCCAGCGACGTGATAGATGGCCCGTTTGCCCATGAGTTGGAGGGCGTGAAAAAGGTACTCAGAGGCGAGGCCGAGGCCGACACCATGTTTGCCTCACTATTTATGCCCGACGTGGACGATGAGGAAAACGACCCTCATACATGGGCAAAGGTGCAGCCCCATTTGGGCATAACAGTACAACCCGATTTCTACGAAAAGGAGTATGAGACCGCCCAACTGTCAGCCGAGAATATGTTGGCGTTTCGTACCAAGTTGCTCAACGTGTTTGCCGTCAACGATGAAACGGCATGGCTACCAGAGAAAGTTTGCCAGAGCCTCATGGGAGATTTCGACATTGACCATGTGCAGGGCAAGCCATCGTGTGCCGTGGCGTTTGATTTGTCGGTGCATGATGATTTCAGCGCAGTATCATATACCATCTATCTGGAGGCCAACAAACGCTTT